TTACTTCCAACAATTTTAGAGACAATACCCACTAATATGTCTCGTACTGATCAAGCAAATTACATTATTCAGTACTCTGATTGGCTTGGAGCTGATCATTGTCCATTTTGCAAATTGCAAGAAGATCATTGTTCTTGTGGGTCAGTCTGTTGTGCTTTGCGGAAACCAAATTTCCATTATAGTCCACAGAGTGGTGTTGAACCTGACTTGGGGAAAGTGATTGTCAAGAAGAAGTTTACTCCCGTACGACAAACCGTACAGCAAGCAGCAGCTCAGAGAATTGCAGCTTTTAGGGAGAAGCATCAAGTTGTGTATGCTCACAAGCCCAAAGCCAAGTTTTCAGCACAGTCAGGTATATCGCCTCAAGATTTCAGTATGAAACCTTCTCCTATGGTTGGTGTCACCAAGATTGCAAAATTTGCAGATCAGCCCGGGGAGAGTGTGTATGATGTTAGTGGCGAGATGGATCCTACTCGTGCCACTCAAGATGACGGTGCTTCACAGCTTGGAGATTTCTTTTCACGACCTGTAAAGATTTTCACAGCTGATTGGGGCACTGGAACCTCATTTGGACAAACACTTGACCCTTGGAACCTATATTTTACCAATCCAACGGTAGTAAGCAAACTCAACAATTTTAAGATTGCGCGATGCAAACTTCATGTCAAAGTCGTTATCAATGGAAATGGTTTTCAATATGGAAGAGTTTTGGTCAATTATTTGCCCTTGAATGTTTGGGATGACTTTTCATCCAACGCTTTTCTGATACCTGAAGATGCAGTCCAAGCATCTCAACAACCTCATTTGTACCTTAATCCCACAACTTCTGCTGGTGGAGAATTGGTTTTACCATTTTTCTATTATTTAGATAGTTGGGATGTACCTGGTAATGCTTGGGGTGAGATGGGTGCTATTTTTATGAGGAGTTTGAATAATCTCAAACATGCGAATGGAGCGTCTGATAAAGCGACTATATCTGTTTTTGCATGGGCAGAGGATATGAAACTCAGTGGTCTCACTAGTTTGACTGCCCAGTCAGGAGAAGAAATTGACGAAGCCAACATGAAAGGTGTCATCAGTGGTCCTGCCACTGCTGTATCAAAATTGGCCAGTAAACTTGAAAATGTACCTTACATAGGCAAATTTGCCAAAGCTACGTCAATAGCTTCAGGAGCGGTTGCGGATTCAGCTAAGCTGTTTGGTTATAGTCGACCTTCGATTACCCAGGAACCATCACCTTATCGACCATCGACAGTAGGCAATACAGCTACTACGACTGTGCCTGACACATCCACGAAGCTTTCAGTTGATGATAAGCAAGAGTTGTG